GATCTTCGCCACGGGCGCGCGTTACATGCTGGTCTACGGCGGGTCGCGTTCTGGCAAGACGTTTGTCATCATCTATTCCATCATCATCCGCGCCCTGAAAGCCCCAGGATCGCGGCACGCTATCTTCCGCAACGACGGCGTGGACGCCAAGCAATCCATCGGCAACGAAACCATCCCCAAAGTGGTGGAACTGGCTTTCCCCGGCCTGACCATGAAGTGGCGCGACAAGGACGGATATTTCGAGCTGCCCAACGGTTCGCAAATCTGGCTGGCCGGCCTGAAGGACCGCGACCGCCTCGACAAGGTGCTGGGCAAGGAATACGCGACCATCTACCTGAACGAAGCCAGCCAGATCGCGCTCGATGCATTCGAATTGGTCAAGTCGCGCTTGGCCCAAGTCGCTTTGCAAGTGAACGGCAAGCCCCTGCGCCAAGTCATGTATGTTGACCTCAACCCAACGACGGCGGCGCACTGGTCCTATCAAATCTTTGTCCTCGGCCTGCACCCGTCAGACGGCAAGCCGATCCCAGACCATGCAGAGGACTTCCGCCACACGACCATCAACCCAGCCGACAACGTGGCAAACCTCGCGCCGGAATACCTGCGCAGCCTTGCCAACATGCCAGAGCGCCAGCGCCGGCGTTTCTATGACGGCACGTTCTCAGCCGACGATGACAACGCTCTCTGGCGCCGCAGCTACATCACGCACGAAGATCCGCCCGAGTTGGAGCGCATCATCGTGGCGCTTGACCCTGCCGTCACCAACGAGGCCGGATCTGACGAGACGGGCATCATCGTCGTGGGCCGTGACGCAGCCGGGCGCGGCTATGTGCTGGAGGATGACAGCGGGCGCTATCGGCCAGAGGACTGGGCGCGGCGCGCGGTTTCGCTGTTCGACCAATTTGAGGCCGATTGCATCGTGGCCGAAGTCAACCAGGGCGGCGATCTGGTGGAGACCATCATCAGGGCCGCAGCACGCGGGCGCACTGTCCCGGTGCGCAAGGTTCACGCATCACGCGGCAAGCATATTCGCGCCGAGCCTATCGCTGCGCTCTATGAGCAGAACAAAATCCGGCACGCTAAATCCTTTCCGGAGCTTGAAGATCAGATGTGCAGTTTCACAACCGACTTCGACCGCAAAGGCCAAGGATATTCGCCTGACCGCGTTGATGCTTTGGTCTGGGGCATGACCGATCTGTTTCCGGCAATGGTGGCAAAGCCGAAGCCCAAATCAACCCGCCTCGTCCCCGTTCTGATGCCGATGGCACGGTGATTGATATTCTGTTGGGCCTGTCATATACTGCGGCTTAAATATCCAGCGAAAGGCGCGCACCTTGGCCCGCATGACCAAAGAACAGCGGCTTGCAAACGTCCATGCAGAAGCATTGGCCGAGTTCGATGACATTCAAGGCGTGATGCGCGATGAGCGCTTGCAGTGCCTGGAAGATCGCCGCTTCTACTCCATCTCCGGCGCGCAGTGGGAGGGAAACCTCTATGAGCAATATCTGAACAAGCCCAAATTTGAAGTGAACAAGGTTCACCTCGCGGTCATGCGGATCATCAACGAATACCGCAACAACCGCATCACGGTTGATTTTGTCAGCAAGGACGGCACCGACGACGACAAGCTGGCAGACGTGTGCGACGGACTGTTTCGGGCTGACGAGCAGGACAGCGGCGCGAACGAAGCTTATGACAACGCCTTCGAAGAGGCCGTTGGAGGCGGCTTTGGATCGTTCCGCTTGCGTGCCGTCTATGAGGACGAATACGACGAAGAAAACGAAAAGCAGCGCATCCGCATTGAGCCGATCTATGACGCCGACAGCACGGTGTTCTTTGATCTGGATGCCAAGCGACAGGACAAGGCCGACGCGCGCCTGTGCTATGTGCTGACCGCGATGACCCGTGACGCATACCGGGTTGCATGGGATGACGATCCGACCACCTGGCCGAAGGGCATTGAGCAGTGGGCCTTTGACTGGGCCACGCCTGATGTCGTCTATGTGGCCGAGGTCTACCGCGTCGAGGAAGCGTCAGAGACCATCCGCATCTTCCAGACCATCGACGGGCAGGAAGAAAAGTATTCCGAAAAGGACTTCGAGGACGACGAAGAACTGGAAATGATGCTGGAGGCTGTCGGCACTAAAGAGGTTCGCCAGCGCCGCGTCAAGCGCCGCAAGGTGCGCAAGTACATCATGAGCGGTGGCAAGGTGCTGGAAGACAGCGGCTACATCGCCGGCGACCAGATCCCGATTGTCCCGGTCTACGGCAAGCGTTGGTTCGTTGACAACATCGAACGCTGCATGGGCCACGTCCGTCTGGCCAAGGACGCCCAGCGGCTGAAAAACATGCAGCTTTCCAAGCTGGGTGAGATCAGTGCGCTCTCGACTGTCGAGAAACCGATCTTCACGCCCGAGCAGGTGGCCGGCCACGAAATGATGTGGTCCGAGGACAACCTTAAAAACTATCCATACCTGCTTTTGAATACCGTGACCGACGCCAACGGTGGCGAGGTTCTTTCTGGCCCGGTCGGCTACACCAAGCCGCCGCAGATCCCGCCTGCATTGGCTGGCCTGTTGCAGATCACCGAGCAGGACATGAGCGATCTGCTGGGCAAGCCCGACGCCGCCGAGGAGGTCGTCTCCAACGTCAGCGGCAAGGCTGTCGAACTGATCCAGCAGCGCTTGGACATGCAGACCTTCATCTACATGTCGAACATGTCAAAGGCGATCAAACGTTGCGGCGAAATCTGGCTTTCGATGGCGCGTGACATCCTTGTTGAGCCTGGCCGCAAGATGAAGGCCGTGGGCGTGGGCGGTGAGTTATCCAGCATCGAAATGGGCAAGCCAATCCTGAACGTCGAAACTGGCGAAGTGGAATATGAGAACGACCTGAGCAACGCCAAGTTCGACGTGGCTGTTGATGTCGGTCCTGCCAGCGCCACCAAGCGCAGCGCCACGGTTCGCGCGCTGTTGGGCATGATCCAGCTTGCGCCCGATCCCGAGACGCAGCAGGTGCTGACATCGATGGCCATGATGAACATGGACGGCGAGGGCATCGGCGAGGTGCGCGCCTACTTCCGCGACAAGCTGATTAAAATGGGTGTCATCCAGCCGACCGAGCAGGAAGGCGAGAAGCTGATGGCCGAAATGCAGGCCGCGCAGCAGCCTGACCCGCAGGCGCAGTACCTGCAGGCCGCCGCGATGGAAGCGCAGGCGAAGGCCGGCCAGGCTCAGGCCAACACAGAATACACCTTGGCGCGTGCGGAAGAAACTCGCGCCAAGACCGTCGAGGTGCTTGCTGGCATTCAGCAGAAAGAGCGCACCAACGTAGTGAACACGGCGAAGGCTCTGCAAGAAGCCGTCGCCCCCGGAATGCGGCAACCACCCAGCCGCACAATGTAATGGGTGAGAAAATCGCGAGGATCGCATGACTGAATTGGCAGAACAGATCGAAGAGGACTTTGAAGTCGAGGCTGAAGAAACCGAAGTTGACGAGGCCGAGATGGCCGAAGGCGCTGAGGAAGAAGCTGAAGACGAAGAAGTTGTGATTTCGATTGACGGGGAAGCGCCAGCCCCGGAGGAAGATGAGGAAGCCCGAGCCCCTGATTGGGTCCGGGATCTTCGCAAGCAGTATCGTGAAGAGAAACGTCGTGCCAAGGAACTGGAACAGCGTCTAGCGCAGGTCGAACAGCGGAACACACCTGGGGTCGCGCCCCTTGGACCAAAGCCAACGCTTGAGAAAGCCGATTACGACACCGATCGATATGAGAAGGATCTGACTGCGTGGTATGAGAAGAAGCGCCAGCATGACGAGCGCGAGGCTGCCGTAAAGTCTGAACACCAAGCTGTTCAGAAAGAATGGGAGCGCAAGCTGGAAAGCTATCAGGGGGCGAAAGCTGGCCTGAAGGTGCGTGACTTTGAATTTGCCGAGGATGTCGTTCAGGACAATCTCAGCGTCATGCAGCAGGGCATGATTGTGCAAGGTGCCGACAACCCGGCCCTGGTCGTTTATGCTCTGGGCAAGAACCCGAAAAAGGCGAAGGAAATCGCTTCCATCACAGATCCCGTGAAGTTCGCTTTTGCGGTTGCGAAATTGGAGACGCAGTTGAAAATCTCGAACCGTAAGGCTCAAGTGTCACCCGAGCGCAAGATCAGCGGCACTGCCCGCCCGTCTGGCGCGGTTGACAGCACCCTAGACCGCCTGCGGTCGGAAGCTGAAAAGACTGGCGACTATTCTAAGGTTTTCCAGTATAAGAAGCAGAAGGCCAAGGGCTAACCCCCACATAAAGGACCACTGAAAATGGCTAACGCTTTTTCAAAAGAAGAACGAGTTGCCTTTGAGAACATTCTTGAAGGCTTCAATGACGCTCTTGTCATGTCGCGCAACGTGTCGGTTTACAACACCGAAGGCTCGATGATGGAGCGTACCAACGACGTGATTTGGCGTCCGCAGCCCTACATCGCAACCTCGATCAACGGCGCGCCTGGCACTGACATCTCGTCGCAGTTCATTGACTTCACGCAGTTGTCCGTTCCGGCAACCCTTGGCTTCAGCAAAACTGTCCCGTTTGCGCTGAACGCCAAAGAGCTGCGCGATCAACTGCAAGAAGGCCGCCTCGGTGATGCCGCCAAGCAGAAGTTGGCTTCGGACATCAACGTCGCCATCATGAACGTGGCAGCGGCTCAGTCGACCGTTGTGGTTGCTCGCTCCAACGCAGCAGGCGGTTACTCCGATGTTGCTGAGTGCGACGCAGCTTTCAACGAGCTGGGCGTGCAGATGTTCGACCGTTATCTGGCGCTTTCGTCGCGCTCGTATAACGGCATGGCATCGGATCTGGCCAACCGTCAGACCATGACGGGCAAGCCCGTGACCGCCTATGAGCGTTCGTATGTCGGTGAAGTTGCTGGCTTCGGAACCTATAAGATGGACTATGCGAACCGCATCGTGGGCAACGCGACCCTGGTCGGTGACATCACCATCAACGGTGCGAACCAGTATTACACCCCGCGCGCGACTTCGACCGCGGTGACTGGCGAAACCGCAAACGTCGACAACCGCTTCCAGTCGCTGAACGTGACTTTGGCGGCTGGTGCTGTTCTGCGCGTTGGCGATGCGTTCACTCTGGCGGGTGTCAACTCGGTGCATCACATCACCAAGGGCGACACTGGCCAGAAGAAGACCTTCCGCGTGATCTCGATCACTTCGGGCGGCGGCACCGCTGGCAACAACACCATCGTCATTTCCCCGCCGATCATCTCGGCTCAGGGCGCTACCGATGCTGAAGACCAGTATAAGAACGTCACGGCCACCCCGGCCAACGGCGCGGTTGCTACCATCCTGAACGTCGACAATGCCGACATCAACGTGTTCTGGCAGAAAGACGCTCTGGAAATCCTGCCGGGTCGTTATGCTGTTCCCGCCAATGCTGGCGTTGACATCATGCGCGGCACCACCGATCAGGGTCTGGAATTGGTGATGCAGAAATTCTACGACATCAACACCGCCGTCACGAAGTATCGCGTTGATACCTTCTTCGGCGTTGTGAACAAGCAGCCTGAAATGTCGGGCATCATGCTGTTCAATCAGGTTCCCTGATCTGATAGTATGGGGGCGGGGAAACTCGCCCCCTTTCACCTTTGACAATGGGATAGCGCCATGCCGCTGACAAAAGGTTACAGCCGCAAGTCCATCGGCAAGAACATTGCGATGGAAAAAAAATCCGGCAAGCCGCGCAAGCAGGCCATTGCCATTGCGCTGAACACAGCACGCACCGCTGCCATGAAAGCAGGTAAGCCGTCGAAGGCACCGAAAGGCAAAAGCAAATGACGACGATGCTTTATAAGTCTCCCGGCCAGTTCAAACGCAGCGCAGACGAGACGTTTGATCTGCGCATCGTTACCGATGAAGAACTTGAGGCGGCAATCAAGGATGGATGGCACTATACCGTGCGCGATGCTCTGACGGCCGCTGGTGGCGTGTCTCATCATTCCGAACATGATGCCGAGGCCAAACCAAAGCGTGGCCGTGGGCGCAAATCTGAGGCTCTGTGATGGCATACACCAAGCGCGACATCGTCAACCGGGCATTCGAGGAGATCGGCCTTGCGGCCTATGTCTACGATCTGGCCCCGCAGCAGCTTGAGGGCGCCTTGCAGCGTCTTGATGCGATGATGGCAACGTGGAACGGCAAGGGCATTCGCCTGCGCTATCCTCTGCCATCCTCGACGGCTGCCAGCGATCTGAACCAAGACATCGGCGTTCCAGATGACGCGCTTGAAGCCATGCACCTCAATCTGGCGGTTCGCATCGCGCCGGGATATGGTAAGACCGTATCGCCCGACACGAAGGCCAACGCGCAGCTTGCCTACAAGGCGCTGTTGTCTCGCTCGACCTTCCCGGTCGAAATGCAGCTTGGCAATATGACGATCCCGAGCGGCCAGGGCAACAAGGGCTGGCGCTATTACAACGACGCGTTCCTGCGTCAACCGATTGACCCGCTGACGGTTGGCCCGGACAGCGCATTGACATGGGAATGACGCGATGACCAACATCAACCAGCTTTCTTCGCTCGACACGATCCAGCTTGGCGATCTCCTCGCCGTATGGTCCACGAATAACGGCGACACGCGCAAGGCATCGATGAGCCTGCTGCTGTCGTTCATGCAGGCCAATCTGACGCTGCCGGGATCGCTGACGACGCAGTACGCGGCCCCCAGCGCCACCGGGTTCTCGGTCACTGTCGCTCTGGGCGACACCTGGCTGCTGCTGACGCCAACAGGCACCTTCGCAGCTGGCACCATCGTGCTGCCGACATCCGCTGCCGACAAGTCAGAGGTGAGCGTCAACTGCACGCAGATCGTCAGCGCGCTGACTGTCTCGGCTGGCGGCACCACCGTCACCGGCGCGCCGACAACCTTGGCCGCTGTCAACGGCTTCTTCACCATGCGCTTCGATGCGGCAACCAACGCCTGGTACCGGGTGGCTTAATGCAAATTCCTCTGCTGAGCGGGATCTTCACGGACAGCACGCCCGACTTTCGGACGGGCTATCCTGTCAACCTTGTGCCCGTTCCGAAATCAACGGGCATCTCGGAGGGCTATCTCCGCCCGGCTGATGGTATAGTGAAGACTGGTGATGGGCCTGGCTCAAACCGAGGCGGCATCAACTGGAACGGTGTGCTTTACCGCGTCATGGGAACCAGCTTGGTAACTGTTGCGCAGAACGGAACCGTGACGGTCATCGGTGACGTTGGCAGCGGCGGACGCGTGACGTTTACCTATAGCTTTGACTATCTGGCAGTCACGTCTGGTGGGCGGCTTTATCTCTATGACGGCACGACGCTTTCGCAAGTGACTGACCCAGATCTTGGAACGGCTTTAACGGTTGTTTGGGTTGACGGCTACTTCATGACAACCGACGGCGAATTCTTGGTCATCACTGATTTGAATGATCCGTTTGCCGTTGATCCTCTGAAGTATGGATCTTCGGAAGCTGACCCTGATCCGATTGAGGCGCTGTTAAAGCTGCGCAATGAGATTTACGCGCTGAACCGATACACCATCGAGGTGTTCGATAATACTGGTTCGGCAGGTTTTCCATTTCAGCGCATCCCCGGCGCGCAGATGCAAAAGGGAACACTTGGCACATACACCTGCTGCGTGTTCGGTGAGGCGATCGCCTTCATGGGAAGCGGCACTAACGAGAATATCTCAATCTACATCGGAGCCAATGGCACGACGACCAAGATCGCCACGCGCGAGATTGAGGAAATCCTTGCTGGCTACACCGAGGCACAACTTGCATCGTCGTTTATGCAGGAGCGCACCGAGGGCGCGCATCAGTTTCTTGAAATCCACCTGCCGGATCAGACCATCGTATTTGACGCCGCAGGAACGCAGGATGTCGGCCAGCCTGTTTGGTTCTTCCTGCGCACGTCACTGGTCGGTCTCGGTCGGTGGGCTGTTTGCGATGCTGTCTGGGCCTATGATCGCTGGAACGTCTGCAAGCCTGCTGACACTGACGTTGGCTATCTGGACAAGAGCATTGCCACGCACTGGGGCGAGACAATTGGCTGGGAGTTTGGCACGGCCATCGTTTACAACGAAGGGCGCGGGGCGATATTCCATGAAATGGAATTGGTCAGCCTGACTGGCCGCGTGCAGCCCGGAGCCGATCCTACTGTCTGGACATCGTATTCACTGGACGGGCTGACCTACAGCGTGGAGAAGCCGGCGCGCGTGGGCAAGCTGGGCGAATACAACAAGCGGGTGGTCTGGCTTCAGCAGGGTTCCATGCGCAACTGGCGTTTGCAGAAGTTTCGCGGCACCAGCGATGCGCAGCTTGCAATGGCACGGCTGGAGGCGCGGGTTGAACCGCTGGCATTCTGATGGCTGATCCAACTCCGCTAAACCGCAACCAGATCGCCGCCTTTGTCGGCAATGACCCAGACGCCATCCGCGCCATTGAGCGGCTGTTCAAGGTCGCTGGGCAGTTGACGCCTGCCGAAATTGCCACGCTGACACAGTTGATTCTTGACAACGCGCAAGCCACTGGCGCGGCGGACAACAAGGCCGAGGTGGCGCTGTCTGATGCAACGGACGCCAAGCGCGTAACAGATCTGTTGGCCGTCGCGCCCAGCCCTGCATCGCAAGAGCAGATTGATAATTTGCAGCAACAGATTTCCGCGTTGCAACAAATGCCACCGCCCAAAGAGTTTAGAACGCCACGCTATGGGTCGTTCTATGACACCACCACACAAACGGCTGCTGCGATCAATACCGCATATGCCATGACGTTCAACACGACAGATCTGTCTCAGGGCGTGTATCTTGGGACGCCCACGTCGCGCGTTTATGTTGATCGATCGAATGTATACAATCTCCAATTCTCGGCTCAGTTGGACAAGACGGCTGGCGGCGTTGGAATAGTCTGGATTTGGCTACGTAAGAACGGAGTAGATGTTCCAGACAGCTCTGGGCAGATCCGAATTCAGGGGAATAACGCTGAATCCATTGCCGGATGGAATTACGTCATTCAACTGAATGATGGAGATTACATCGAATTGATGTGGGAGGTAGATGACATTTCTGTCATTATGCTGGCCGAGGCTGCATCAGCCGTCCATCCATCTGTGCCATCAATCATCCTGACGGTAACCGATAACGTAAGCTCTCTGGAGGTCTAACATGGCTGTTTCCACTAAGGTTCTGATCCCGGCTAAGACAGCCGAAGTTGCTCAGACATCACAATACACGGCAAACGGCGTTACAGCGATTATCGACAAATTCACCGCCACGAATTACGATACGGTGGCGCGCACGATCAGCGTCAACCTTGTGGCATCTGCTGGATCTGCTGGTAATGACAACCTGATCGTAAAGACGAAAACGCTTCAGCCGTCCGAGACCTACACCTTCCCTGAACTGGTCGGGCAGGTGATTGCGCCGGGCGGGTTCATCTCCACGATTGCCAGCACTGGCACCTCCATAAACATCCGCGCTTCAGGTCGGGAGATCGCATAATGGACGAAATGATGATTGAGTTTGGCCTGCCAAAAAAGAAGATTGTCAGCGCTGCTGAAAATCGCAAAAACCGCCAGCGCGTCATTGATGAGTGGCAGCTTGGACCTGAAAAGGCATCAGTCGACCCGAAGGCCAATAAGGAATATTGGGCATCGGTCGGTAAGGCTTGGGGCATGGACGAAAAGGAAGCCCGTCGTCGCCTGTGCGCGAATTGCGAATACTTCAAAAACGATCCGATGATGCAGGCCATGATGGAAAACATTCCTTTGGATAAGTTCGACATGGATGGTGGCGGTCGCGGCTATTGCGAGAAATTTGATTTCGTTTGCCACAACCTGCGCACCTGTCAGGCATGGGAAGAAGATGACTGAGGGCTTGGCAAAATGAAGGATTTGCGCGATACTGCCGACGCTGAGACCAACGGCATCCAGCAGCCATGTTCCGCAGAGGGCGAGTTGGTGCAGGTCAATAACGACATCGCGGTTGCGACATCACTCGATCAGATCGAGGCAATGATGCTTGCCGCGCCGCAGGTTGATTGCCCGGTCTCTCACCACTTCGGACACGGCATTTATATGCGCGAGGCCTTCTTGCCTGCTGGCACTTACATCATGGGACACGCTCACAAGCATGAACACATGAACATCATGCTAAAGGGCAAGATGGCGGTGATCGTCAATGGTGAAGCCAAGGTGATTGAAGGTCCATATATCTTCACCGGGCAGCCTGGTCGGAAGTTTGCCTATATCATTGAGGACACCGTATTCGTAAACGCTTATGCTACTGAGGAAACCGACGTGGATAAGCTGGAAGAAATGTTCGTGGACAAGAGCGATGCGTGGAAAAGCGCGCAGGACGCGGCGCTGAACATGCAGGCCATCGACGCTGCGGTTCACAAATATCTCGGGGGATCTTTCCAATGAGTTGGATTGCGGCAGCAGTTATTGGCGGGTCAGTTGTCAGCGGCGTTGTGCAGTCAAAGGCTGCAAAGACGGCTGCGACAGCGCAAACGCAAGCGGCAGACAAGGGTATTGAAGAGCAGCGCCGTCAGTTCGACGCCATGCAGGCTTTGCTTAAACCTTACATTGAGACAGGCACGACCGCGCTTTCGCGCCAGGCCGCATTGATGGGCCTTGGCGGTGAAGAAGCCCAACGCTCGGCGATCACCGCCATTGAGCGAGGCCCAGAATTTGCCGCAATGACCCGTCAGGGTGAGGAAGCTATCCTGCAAAATGCGGCTGCCACTGGCGGCCTTCGTGGCGGCAATGTGCAAACTGCTCTAGCGCAGTTCCGTCCGCAGATCCTGTCTGGTCTGATTGAGCAGCAGTATAGCCGTCTGGGCGGGCTTGCGACGGCGGGGCAGAATGCAGCGGCTGGCGTTGGCACAGCAGGCATGCAGACTGGTGCGAACATTTCCAACCTGTATGGCCAGGTCGGCGCAGCGCAGGCTGGATCGGCTTTGGCCAGGGGCCAAGCGTGGGGCAATGTGCTTGGAGATGTCGGAACCCTTGTTGGGCGTGGCGCGGCATATCAGGGATATACGCCTAAAGGCGCAACGGCCCCGCTGACATTCGGTCAGGGCATGTTCTACAGCGGAGGCCCGTTCTAATGGAACCGATCAACTACATTCTTGACGTGAAAAGCCCGATTGAGCAGGCGCTGATGGGCTATGGCTTGGGTCGCCAAGACATTGAGCAGACGCAAGTGATGCAAGAGCGTGAGCAGATGATGGGCTTGCGTGCTTCGCAAGAAGCCCGTGCGGCGGCTCAGGAAGAAGAACGGCGCGCGGCGGCGGCATCTGAGCGTGCAAGGGCAGAGGCCATGCAGACCCAGATGATGCAGCTTCGCGATATGGCCCTGAATGGCACGTTGACCACAGACGCGATTAATCAGGTTCGGCTGGCAAATGCCGGGACGTTTGAGGAACTGGGCACCGCGTTTGGTGCGATTGAAGAGTCGAAGAAGCAGCCGCAAATTCAGTTCACCATAGAGACACTAATCCCGTCTCTGATGGGGAACAAGGATGCGGCCTTGTCACTTTTTGATGAGCGCATTGCCGCTGCCCAGAACGCAGGCACGCCGGAGGCTATGGCCGAGGCTCAAGCGTTGACTGCTGCGCGGTCAATTGTTGAGGCTGATCCTGCAAGCTATGGAACGGCTGCATTGACCAGGCTAGTGGCCACCGGCGAAATCACTACCGAGCAAGCCGAGATGATCTTGAAGACGGCTGGACAGGGGCAGGGCGAACCCCCTGCGAAAGTGGATGAGCTAAAGTTCCGCGCCAAAGAGGCTGGCCTTGCCCCTGGGACGCCTGAGTATAACGAGTTCATGCTGCGCGGAGGCGAGGTTGAAAAAGGCCCGCTGGTGCAGAACATTGTTGGCGCTGGTGAAACTGAATTTGCCAAGAAAGCAGGCGCGGAGGCTGCGACCCAGTTTTCAACTATTGCCAATCAGGGCACGACAGCAAGCCGGTCTTTGGTCGAACTGGAAAACCTTGAAACGCTTTTATCTAATGTGGAAACAGGCGGGACCGCAGCAATCAAGGATTACCTTGGAAGTCTTGGTATCGCCACCGAGGGTCTTGGAGACATTCAGGCTGTCAACGCTGCGATCAGCCGCCTTGTTCCTGCACAGCGCCCAGCAGGTTCTGGCACAATGTCTGATGCTGATTTGCTTTTGTTTAAGAACTCGCTGCCGTCACTTATCAACCAACCTGGTGGTAACCAGACCATCATCGAAACCATCCGCGCCATCAACGAATACGACGTGGCAGCATCGATCATTGCAGGGCAGGGTCTCGACGGCGAGATCACGCAGGCCGAAGCCCGCAAGCGTCTGCGCGAGTTGCCCAACCCATTGGCTGATTTCAAGGCACCCAAAGGCGCGGCAAAGCCAGCGCCTGCGCCAGTCGTGATTGATGGCGTCACCATTCAAAGGATCGAATGATGGCTGATTATGAACTGACGACGCCAGATGGCACGCGATACAAGGTCACCGCTGAGACAGAGCAGCAGGCATATGCTGCATTGCAGAAAATGCTTGGCGCGCAGCCTCCCGAAGAAAAAAAGCCCGGCGTCTTGTCGCGGCTTTTTACAGCCATTTCTGGATCTGATGCAGATCCGACCATCCCGTCCATGATCGAGGCTAACCTTGGCCTGACTGGATCGGAAAGCGCCCGCATGACGGCGCTTATCTCAACCACGCGCAGCCCGGACCGTTTGAAAAGCGGCATCCTGAATATCGAGCCTGAGACGCAATTCCAAGAGGACGAAAACGGCAGGCTAGTCGCAATCTTCCCGGTGCGCCGCGATGGCAAAAAGACCGGGCAATTCACCCGCTTTTATCCGAATGAGCCTGGCCTTGGCATGACCGAGGCTTTGCAGGCCACTGGTGCTGTGGCCGCTGCAACGCCCATTGGCCGCGCTGCGCGGGCTATCGGCCTGCCGACAACTGGCGTGCTTGGCGCGGCCACTATCGGTGCGGGCGAGGCTGCTTTGGTCGAAGGTGCAAGTTCTGCAATGAGCGGTGCGCCGTTCCAGATCTCGGACATCCCGATTGGCGCGGCTGGCGGTGTTGTCGGCGAAAAATTGTTTAACGTGGTCGGATCTTTGGTGTCTGCCGCGCGCCGTGGCGGCGCTGATCGCGTGCTGGCCCCCGATGGCCGGCTTCTTCCCGGCCCTGCAAAGCTGGTGCGCGATGCCGGCCTTGATCCCGATCAGGTTACAGCGGCAGTTGCGGCTGAGATCCAGAAGCAGGCGCGTGCCGGCGTTGATCCTGGCGCTGCCGCCGTGACCGCAATGTCACGCGGCCTTCCTGTTGAAGTTCCAATGACGCAAGGCCAGATCACCGGCAGCAAAGGTCAACAGCTTGCCGAAGATGCAATGGCAAGCGGCGTCTATGGATCTCGCGCCGAGGACGTGATGACACAATTCCGCACGGGCCAGCAGGAGGCACTGCGCGAGAACATCGGCGCAATATCTGAAGGCTTGCGCCCTGGCGCTATGCCCGTCCCCAAGGGCCAGGGAGGGCAGCTTGCACAGGAGGCGCTTGTGGCAGCACGCGCTGGCGATAAGGCGCGTGCGGATGATCTTTACAAGCAAGCCCGTGCGTCTGGTGCCGCTTACGTCACGCCGGATGAGGCGATCAATATTGCAGATGCCGTGCGCGGAACTTATCGCGGTCTCAGCAGCCCCATCGCCACGCCAAAAGTTGATGAATACTTGTTGAGGCTTGACGAGATCATGGCCAACGGCGGCGATGTGAACGCGTTGCAGATGTGGCGTCAGCAGGTTGGCAGCCTTCGTGAAGGCGCGCCCACCCCAGACGGTGTTGTTGCAGGGAAAATCCTCACTGACTTTGACAAGCGCCTGACAGATGCGGTCAATAACCAACTTGTTATTGGGGATCAGCAGGCCGTGAAGGCATGGTCGAACGCAATTAAGAACTGGGCAGAATACAAGAAAACTTGGGATAGCACGGGTGGCATCCTGAACGTGCTGACTGAGAAGGTGACGCGCGATGGCCAGCGCCAGTTGAAGGTCGCCCCCGAGGAGGCTGCCAACGCCATCTTCACGATGACCGCATCTGGCCTTGCTTCCAAGACAAAGCTGCCGCGTGATCTCCTAACGCTGAAAAACAAACTGCCGGAAAGCGAATGGAACGCGCTGCGCCAAGAGGCATTCATCCGCTTGGCGGACACTGCTGAAGGCGCTTTCCGTGGCGGTGAGCGCCAGGTCTCTGGCGTCAACTTCAAGAAGGCGTGGCAGAACCTTAACCAAAACAACTCCGGCGTTGTGAATGCTCTGTTCAGCAAGGCCGAGCGCGATGTCATCACGCAGTTCTCCAATGTGGCTGCTAAGGCGACAAACACCGCGATCAACGCATCCAACAGCGCCAACGCGGCGCTTGGGATGATCCCGAGGCTGACAGCAAGTTTCGTCAAATCTGGCCCTGGGCAACTTCTTTTGCAAAACTGGCTCGGGGCAATCATCCGTGAGCCATACGGGGCGATGATGTCAGCGATGACGGCAGCACAGCGCAACGCCCCTCGCCAGATCGTTGGCACGGCCAGAGAGGCTGCTGTGGGCGCTGGCGCTGGCGCTGCGCTGTCTCAGGAAGAACAGATCGCGCCTCGCCTTCCGCTTGGTCGCATGACAATCGGTGGTCAGCAATGACCCTATCCAAACCCCTGCATTTCGTGTTAAAAGTCACGCGAAAGGATGCCAAATGACGCTGACGCAACTCGCACCGCCGTATCCGATTTTCACCGACAAGAACGGTGATCCGCTCGACGCGGGCTATCTGTATTTTGGCGTGGCAAACCTGAACCCGGAAACCAACCCGATCCAGGTTTATTACGACAGCGCATTCACGCAGCCGGCGGCCCAGCCCCTGCGCACGTCGAATGGCTACGTCATGCGGAACGGCAGCCCAGCGCTAATTTTTTCCAACAGCCAGTTTTCGGTGACGGTGCGCGACAAGAACAACGCTTTAGTGATTTACAGCCCCGTTGGATATGGGTTCACCCCAGAAACCACTGCCAGCCGCACAGATCAGATGATCTACAACGAAGGATCAACCGGCGCGGTGGATCGCATCCTGACTTCGCGTTTGCAGGACTATGTCTCAATCAAAGACTTCGGTGCCACGGGCAGCGGCGATGCTGTCGTTGACACCGAGGCTCTCATTGCCGCTGTTGGAACTGGCGGGCGTGCGGTGTTTTTCCCCAATGGGCTTTATATCATCAACTTCGTAAACCTGCCGTCGAACACGATGTTGTTCGGAGAAGGCGCCGGCTCCATTATCAGAACCGCGCAGGCCGTCCGGTGCGCAATTGGCTGTGACAGTGGCGATCCCAACCTGTTCATTGAGAACATCGCGATCAAAGACCTTCGCCTAGAGGGGCGCGTGGTCGCTGATGGGTTTGCAGAGCAGCGGCATATTTCAAGTTGGAACGGCGCGAAGAACTTGCTGATAGACAACTGCCAGTTCATCGGTTTCCAAGGTGACGGTATCTATATTGGTATGGGCAATGTTGGCGGCCAAGTTCGTCACAATGTGAATGTCACGATCAGAAACTGCTTCTTCGATGGCGTGAACAAAGACAATCGCCAAGGCGTGTCTGTGATCGACTGCGATGGGCTGCTGATCGAAGGCTGCTATTTCACCCGTACCACACGCTCCAACATGCCGGGAGCTATCGACATCGAGCCGAATGGTGATGTTAGGACTGTCGTGCGCGACATCAAGATCACCAACAACAAGTTTTTCGACATCGGCGGCAATGTGGCCTGTATCTCTGTGTTCCTTCCAAACGCGGAGAATTACATCACCCCGTATCAAGGGTTTTTGGTCGAAGGCAATTTTATCGAGAACGCCAGTAAAGGGATAATCTATTACCCTGTGATAGCAGCAGGCGTAACAAACTCGATGCACGACCAAGGTGTCCGCATCGTGAACAACATCACGACCAACACAGGTCGTTCTATCGAGATTTATAACGCTAAAGGGGCGCTTGTTGAGGGCAACCAGTTTATTCGTGGCAGCGCGACATCACTAATCGGATTTACTGGATCACCCGCAAAGAGCATCGACCTCACACTGAGGAACAATCAGTTCATTCAGAGTGGGTATTCTTCTGGGGACGGCCTGACGGTCTTCAATGTGGAACGCCTGACGCTTGAAGGAAATCTGTTCAAAGACTGCGGGAACGGATCACCGGGAAGCGGAGACGCCATAAACTTCTCTGTGAACTCGTCGTCGTCTTACGTTCGGATTGTGAACAACATCATCACCTCACCGAACGGGAATACGCTTGTCGCCATCCAGAAAGAAGCCACCCACACCTTTGCGCCAGAGACCAATGAGTTCAGAGGGAACACCATTACGGTTGGCGGCAATAGCTTCCAAGCCATAGACAATGATGTGGCTGAGACCTCATATTCGCCTATCGTCACTGGCTCATCAACGGCAGGGGCTGGAACCTACACAATCCAATACGGACGGTGGAGGCGGCGCGGTAAGCTGATCTTTTTTCGTCTTAAGCTTACTGTCGACGCTGGTCATACTGGCACTGGCATGATCCAAGTCACGCTTCCGACACTTGCTGTGACCGCCGCAAGCAACGAGGAAACAACCGTGGCAGTTTCTGTCAGCGGCGTTGCAACAACTGGCGGCCAAATCGGTCTTATCAACCCCGGTGTCAATGTTGGCGGCGTAGGCGCAATCCGCCTGTATCACACCACGACTGGCTCTCTAGCGCAGACCATCATTCCGGCTGGGGCGTTTACCATCACAGCCTCTGGCTTCTATCAGGAGAGATGATGTGTTCACACCGTCCTACAGCCTGACAGCGACAGAGCGGGTTCTTCCGAACTTCGCCATCGACTTCACGACTGGCGTCGTTGATCCGCGCATCGTCACTTCTAGAGCGGGCAACACCGCAACCCGTATCAATGCGAGCGGGGTGATCGAACTTGTGAATGATAATCTCCCGAGGCTGGACTTTGATCCAGTCACGCTCGCCTGCCGTGGACTTCTTTCGGAAGGAGCGGCCACTAACCTGCTCCTGAATAGCCTGATCGACGGGACAAACCTCACAACTCAGACAGTGACTGTTGCTGCTGTCGCCAACACGCTTTCTTTCTACGGAAGCGGGACCGTAGTTCTGTCTGGCACCCATTCAGCAACTGTCGTCGGCGCTGGGAACTATCCGTCCCGCAGAGTTTACACTTTCACTCCAACGGCTGGTCCTCTGACGCTCACAGTTTCTGGCAACGTAAAGTTTGCGCAGCTTGAAGCCACTGGTTTTGAGACAAGTTTCGTCCCAACTGACGGGACGACCAAGACGCGAAACGGTGAAATGTCACGCATCATCGGGGCAAACTTTTCCTCCTTCTACAACCCGTCGGCGGGCACTTTCATCGTAGAAGGAACTTCGCGTTCCGGGGCGCTGTCTTTCGTGCAGATGTTTGGGCTGATAACCGACAGTGGCATCACTCTTACCCAAGCAATTCGCCTTGAGCGGGACACGGCCTCTGCCCGCGTCATCAAGACAATCGGAGGCTCTGCAAGCGTCAAAACCGGAAGCTGGCCCGCCAGCACAACGATCAAACTCGGCGCGTCTTATTCTTCCGGGGCTGGGTATTCCAGCATCAACGGCGCTGCGGCTCAGACGCTTACAGCAGGTGCGCCAACAGGCCAGAGTGAAATGCGCTTTGGTTCCGTCGGGACGGCTGGGAACCACTGTTATGGCTGGGTGCGCAAGGCTCAGTATTATCCGCAACAACTGACACCTGCCGAGTTGCAGGCTAGAACCAAGTGAGGTCTCGCAATGACAATCCGTAGCAACGGCGGCATATTCGGCAGAAACCCGGTGTTCAATAACGTAATCGTTCAGGGCCTTTTGACCATCGTCGGCGGCTTTTCGGCTGGCGGTTTCACTCTCAATTCGAGTGGCATTGTGACAGAGGCCGGAACATCCAGAACGCTGAGTGCATCTGACAACGGCAAGGTGATCTATTGCACCTCTGGATCGGCTGTCACCATCACATGTGCGACTGGGTTGGGCGTTGGCTTTTCCTGCACCATCATTCAGGGCGGCGCTGGCAAGGTGACGATCGCGTCAGGGACAGCCACGCTAAAAAGTTATAGCGGTCTGTTCAGCACTGTCGGTCAAAACGCAGTCGTTTCTCTAATCAGCCCGGCTTCCAACGAGTTCATCGCAGCCGGAAATCTTGGCGTATAAGGAGGCTTAAATGCCAGCGACAACCAAAACCATCTCGGCCCAGAACACGTTCACCGATCCGATCCTCATCATCGGCGACTTTAACCTGTCGATCTCTGGGACATTCGTTGCCACCGTGACAGTGCAGCGTTCGACCGACGGCACCATCTGGCGGGACGTTGACACCTGGACGGCACCGTCAGAGGAAGTCGGCTACGACCCGATGAAGAACTTCTACCGGGCTGGCATCAAGACTGGAAACTACACTTCTGGCTCGGTCACGATCCAATTGAACGGCTACGACAACTGGCCGCCGCGGTTCTAAGTTATGGATTACCGCGCAGAAGCTATTCGCATTGCAGAGGAGGAAGGGGTTAATCCTGATCTCTTTCTCCGCCTTGTGCAGCAAGAAAGCAGCTGGAACCCTGAAGCTGGATCTTCAAAGGGTGCTTATGGTTTAACGCAGCTTATGCCGGGAACGGCAGCAGAATTAGGTGTTGATCCGACAGACCCGTTGCAAAATCTGCGTGGGGGTGCGCGGTATCTGCGACAGCAGCTCGATGAGTTTGGAGACCCGCGATTGGCCTTGGCCGCCTATAACGCTGGACCCGGCAACGTGCGCAAGTACGGTGGCATCCCGCCATTTGAGGAAACGCAAAACTACGTCTCAAAGATCATCGGCACTGGCGCGGCTGATCGGGCATTCAACGGCGCATCTGCCAACCTGCCGCTGGCTATGGGCCAGCCTGTCGAAGAAGATTACGGCATCGCCTCGACGGCCAGGATGCCGCCGTTCCGGCTTCCAGAATTGCGACTGGCGCAGTCTGATGCTCTGGCGGCATATGATCCTTATGCTATCCTGCAACAGTTCAACCTGAGATGATTTCTGGAGTGTTGTGAATGGATCTTGTCCGCACGTTTTGGCCCGTAGCCGTCGCATTCGTGGCGTCACTTGTGTGGCTTATCCGGCTTGAAGCGCGCAGCGTTGAAAACAGCCGCGAGATCAAGCGGCTGTGGAACCAGCGCAGGGAGGATCTGGAGGCATCAAGACTTTCTCGGGAGGAAACCAACAAGATGCTGGCAGAAATCAGAGACGACATTAAGGCTTTGATTGCGAGGGTCGGGAAATGAACGTCAATCAGGCCACCGTTGATATGGTCAAGGAATTTGAAGGTTTCCGTGCGGAAACGTATCTTTGCCCTGCAAAAATTCTCACCATTGGATATGGCACCACCGCAACGGCCGACGTTGGTATTAAGCCAAGCCTTGGCATGAAGATCACCAAAGATCAGGCTGAAAAATATCTTCGCGCGGCTTTGGAAAAGTTTGCTGCGTCGATTGAGCCTCATATCACAGCTCCGATCAACGAGAATGAGTTTGGAGCCTTTGTATCCTTGGCATACAATATTGGGCCGGGTGCGTTTAAGAAGTCTACGGCGTTGTCTGCATTCAACGCTGGTGACAAAGAGAAAGCTGCCAACGCTATCCTTCTTTGGGACAAGGCAGGTGGAAGGGTTCTAAGTGGCTTGGTTCGGCGTAGAGAGGCAGAGCGTAAGCTGTTCCTGACCCCAGTATCGAAAACCACAACACCACGCGGCAGTGTCCGCATTTTTCAGGAGATGATGATGACTGGTGAACAAATCGCAGGCGTGGTTCGCGCCATCGTTGCGGCCCTTGGCGGCTATTTTGTCGGACAAGGAATGATTGACGCAGAAACCGCAACCACGCTTGGCGGCGCTGTTGCGACATTGGCAACGGCTGCTTGGTCTATCTATTCCAAGCGCAAAAGCTGATTGGGTGATCGTGAGGGAAGCGTGGTTGGAATAGGCCGTAGCGCAGACTAGTTCTCGGACCAATACAAAGCCGACCCGTGACGATCTCGTTTTGTATTTTGCTTCCCTCGGCGATCTTTCTATCTACCAGCGCGCGCGCCTGCAAGAGCCTTTTGGCTTAAATATCGCTGGATCGCAGCCGGGCTTGCCGACCATGCTTTTGTGCGCGTGTCGCTGGCTTCCGGCCCGCGTTTAGATACCGCATAAGGATCAAACGAGTGGCGGCTAAGTGAAATCTCAAACCGCCTGCACGCCTTGATGATGCTGGTCGGGGCCACTCCAAGATTGCGGGCAGCTTCGGACGTA